CCAGAGGTGGCGGGGAAAATGGCCGAAAGGGCGATTACAAGCAGACCGCTGAGTACAAAGCACTCAGCGAATTTGTAAAGAATGGCCTTGACGGTGTGACCAGTGAGCAGAAAGCTCTCCTCCGTGGCGACGATTCTACTCAGGGTGGCTACCTCACTATGCCCGAGATGGATGACATGGTTATTAAGGAAATCACCGAGATTTCCCCTGTACGCTCTGTCTCCCGAGTTAAGACAGTCGGCTCCAAGTCTCTTATGATTTCCACCCGTGACAGCATCCCAGTGGCGCTGTACGAAGGTGAGGCAGATGAGGACAACGAATCTACCTCCTCCTACGGCTCTGAAAGCCTTACCACCTACGCGCTATCCGTCACCGTACCGTTTACTCGTGATGTTATGATGGATTCCATGTTTGACCTCGAAAGCGAGATCCGCATGGACGTAGCAGAGGCTTACGCTTTCGCTGAAGGTCGTAACTTCGTCCGTGGCGATGGCTCCAAGAAGCCCGAAGGCTTTCTCGCGCACCCAGACTTGATTCAGGCTTTTAACGCTACCACTAATCCGGTTGGCTATCGAGAGTCCACATCCTCTGGCGGCGTGTCTTTTGATGACCTTGCGAACCTCACTGGTGACCTGAAGGTAGGATACGACCCTATGTTCACCTTTAACCGTCGCACAAAGGCTAACCTGCTCACCCAGAAGGGTAGCGATGGCCAGTACCTTTGGACCATGGCACGCGACGGCGCTCCGTCCTCCATCTTCGGTTACAATTACGTGTTGTTCGAAGATATGCCAGATATCGCAGCAAACGCATTTGCGATTGCATTCGGTGACTTCATGCGCGGCTACTGCATTACTGACTTTTCCGGCATGGAAGTTGTCCGTGACGAAGTTACACGTAAGCGTAACCGTATCATCGAACTGACCTTCTTCCGCTGGAACACTGGTCAGGTAATCCTCTCCGAAGCAATTAAACTGCTTCGAGTACAGGCATAAGGAGGTATCATAATGCAAGTTTTTGACCTTCATCATGATATTAGCGTTTCCCAGGCACTCGATAGCGCCGCTATCACATCCAACACCACGACATACTCAGAGTGGATTGACACAGCGTCCTTCGAGTCTCTGACTTTCATCTTCTCTAGTGCAACTATCACAGACGGTTCGTACCAGCTTGTCATGCAGGAAGCAGACGCTTCTGATCAGTCTGATGCCGCCGCCGTTGCTTCTGATCTCGTTCTTGGCGCGTTCTCTTACGCTGCCACAGACGATAACGTTGCTAAGCGCTCTGGCTATATTGGAAAGAAGCGTTATGTTCGTGCAGGATTGACATCTACAGGTGTAACATCTGGTGGAACATTCTCTGCTGTGTCCGTTCTTGGCACCCCGAATCATTCACCGGTTGCTGACGATTAAAAGTGAAACTGAGGGCTTCGGCCCTCGGTCGTCGGAGCGTTGCGGCTTCGGCCTGATGAGCAGCTAAAAGGTATCAAAATGAAAGTTAGAGCTTTAAAGTCTGGTGAGTGGGCAATCGGCGGCGTAAAGGTTGTTGATATCGTAGAAGGCAAAGAGTACGATGATATCCCCGGCAATGAATGTGAGCTGATGTTTTCTGCTGGATGGGTTGAGATCGTTACAGACGAGAAAAAAGAGCCAAAACAGGAAGAAAAAAAAGATAAGCCTGTCGAGAAGCTTGAAAAGCCTGAAAAGCCGAAGAAGACCAGAAAGCCGAGAAAGAATAATAAGGCTAAATAATGAGTGCAGAGAACTATACCGTCGTTGGTGATGCTCCGACAAACACGATTATCAGTCTTCAGGACGCTAAAGACTTTTGCCGAATTGATAATACAGCTGATGACTCTTTGATTCAGGTGTTGATTGATACGGTGATTATGTCATGTGAAAAAATCACTAACCGCGTTTTGAGAGAAGCGACCTATCTCGGTCAGTTCTCGCGCCTTGAATACTCAAACTTTGAACGCTATCCGTATGTCGACATTCATCGATCTCCGGTGTCTTCGGTTACGTCTGTCCAGATTTGGGACGGAACAGCGTATACCGATGAGCCGAACCTTTTCCAGAATGTAGACGGTTATCCTCGTATCCTGTTCAATGAGTACGGGCATAGTGTTCCTCGAGGAGTAGCATTCAACGATGACGTTGCATACCCGTTGCAGATTACGTTTACGGCTGGCTATGGAGATGGTCAAGTGCCTCCCCAGTTAATCAACGCTATGAAGGCTCACATTCTGTTCTTGTACGAAAATCGTGGCGACGTACCGCCTGATGGCAATATCCCGATCCCTATTGAGTCCAATATGCTTTACCGTCAATTCCGCGTTGTAGGTATGTTCTAATGTCAGTTAGAGCTACTAGCCGTAGACGCCACGTAAAGCACCAGATCGGTGACTTGCGCGAGCGTATCGAGGTTGGAGAGAATAGGCTTCGTCCGTCTGGATTCAATCAGGCCGGCGGCAAGCGCGTATTTACAAAGTCTTACGATGCATGGGCCAAAGTCGAAACAACCCAGTTCATTGGTGGCGGTGAGGTACGTTTCAATGGGGTCAACATTGCCTCCAGCGGCAGTCATGTGTTCACTTTGAGATACCGTGAAGACCTAGATACGGAGAGCTGGATTAGGTGGCGCGGAGAAGCATACCGCATTGACTTGGTTAGGCACCCAGATGAGCGCAACGAATTTACTGAAGCTTTCGCTTTCCTTGAAGGCGATCAGAATAGAAAGGCTAATACATAGGAGAAACTATGATAGAAAAACGAGAGTGGGAAGAGTTTAGAGAGAGCGGTTTATTTTGGTTAGTTAACACATTTTTGCATGCTTTCGGTTGGGCCTTAGTCGTCGAATCGGATGGTGGTAAGATAACTGGAGCATATCCTGCACGTTGTCATTATAGAGGATTTTCAGAAGAATCAAACACAGATGGATATCAGAAGATTCAAGATACTTTTCTAAAAGAAGAATGGAAAGATGATTAGAGTCAAGGCCAACGCAAAGAATAGAAAAACCGAGATCAAAATATCTGGATCTAGGTCAGATATTCAGAGTGGTATACTTGACGCCTTTTATGAGATTGGCAGAATGAATCAACGCTTTTTGCGCAAGAGCATTTTGAAGCGCAATAAGACAGGCCGTCTTTACAAGTTTAGAGGTCGTTTGCACAGAGCATCAGCCCCCGGAGAATTTCCGGCTAACAGGTCAGGCAAGCTAAGAAAAAGTGTAGATTACAAGGTTCGTAGCAATCAAATGGAGTTTGGTGTATCCGAGGATTACGGCAAGTACCTCGAAGAAGGCACAAAGAACATGAAGCCTAGAAAGCTCGTAGTCGAAACAGCAAGGCAGACCCAGCGAAACGCCGTCAACTCACTGGCTGGCAACGTAGATAGGATAATCAAGCGATGAGACCAAGCGACATAGTAAACCAGCTCAGAATTTTACTACCGCACTACACTACGCGGTTCCACGACGCTCTGAGTATTTCCTCTATTTCCGTGTCTGGCGGCGTTGGTACAATCGTTACGTCTTCACCACACAATCTTTTAGACGGCGAAGCTCTTACACTTGCCAATGTTGAACAGAGAACGCCAATATCTACCGCCTCGAAAGAGGGAATGATCGTAACTTTCACGACTTCCGTTGATCATGACCTGACTGAAAACTGGCATGAACAAATAACATTGTCTGGATTTACAGATACCCAGTGGAACGGCACGTTTGAACTTAACAAGGTTCCCAATAGGCGCACATTCTCCATTCGATCAGCAAATGCGGCGCCAGCAATTTCAGGATCTCCCGTATTGCATGAGGTCCGTATAGACGGCCCCAATGGTCAATACAGCGTAACTGTGGTTGATGAGAACACACTGACTATCAACACAGACGCAGATGACGGCATTTACTTTAGTGGCACAGCAGCGTCGGCGGTTCGCGTTATCTCAGCCGCCACAATTGAGAGGTCCCAGGAGCAATATGATGAGATGGAGGCAAACCAATATTGGATGTTTGTTGTCCCTCAAGACGCAGAGATCAGCAAAGACAGGACGACTCAGTCCGATGCTGTCAGTACTCAGCCTAACGGAACAGAGATAAGAACAAGGCTGATTGATCCTTTTTCACTTTACGTTTTCGCTCCAACTGATCAGCAGTTTGCAGCGGAGAACGCGCTTGATGTTTGCCGACACGACTTGCTCACGCCACTGACCAAAAGCTTGTACGGGGCTAGATTCCCATCTGGCTTAAGCACACCCATGGATTTTCGCGTTGTGTTGACGAGTCACGGTGTATACGATTATACAGAGGCATACTACATACATCAATACGACTGGGAATCGGTTTACGATCTAACAGACGGAGATGCAGTAGACAACCTTGCAACCCGCGCCTTCCGCGACTTGAACTTTATTAAGCGGATTGGCGGCGATGATACAGAAAACGCTACGGCCAGCATCAACTTAGATGACGAGCCGTTGTAAATAGAAAAGCCCACCGGAGTGGGCCTGTTCTTTGACAATTGAATATGTGTTGACTTTAGATAGTATTATCTCATGTAGTGCGTTATTCGCCGTAAAGATCGTTCAGGAACTCTTTCAGTTCTATGAGTTCGCGGCCCTCCAGAAAGACGGACACGCTGTTGTAATTGTCGTCTTCGAGGTAAATGGTAACACCTTCACGAAAAGGCTCTCCACGGTTGTCATATCTAACGCGAAGAACGTCTCCTCCTTCGCCTCGAAAAATCTTGTTCTTGATATTTCGATTTACTTTCATGATTGCTCCTTGTCGTAGAATGCTGAGTCAGTTTACTTCTCTTCCTGCTTCTTAATCCAAGCGTCCATAGCTTCAACAAGCGCAGGACCAACTGTCATCCCGGCCTTTTTAGCGGCTTCATGGAATCGAATCTGAATCTCACGCGGTACATTGCGGACGCGGTAACGCTCGTCCTTGGGGTGTTTTTTGAGTTTTGGCATTTTAAAGCATCCCTTTTTCATTCATTTTTACAATTTCATCCGAGTCAAACCCAGCTTCCTTCAACTTGAGAATCTTATTGATGGGAACTTCGGCGTTTTCTTTAAATTCTCTCGGAAGGCTTGTGAACGCAAAATTAGAGATAAGGACACCATCCTCTGTGAAGACATCTGCCATGCTACCATTCACGTTCCTGAGTTCCAAAACAACTTTCATCTCAATTCTCCTTGTTCGTTTAAATTTTCTCACTCACAGAGACAACATACCGGCGTGGCCCCAACAAGTCAACACATATTATAAAATTTCCAAAAACACTTCCTAGCTAGGAGTTAGAATTATGATGAAGCAAGGATACGAAAACAAACGATTGAAGCTGAATTGCCCCATGCGCGGGCATCGTTCTGGTGATGTCGTTGACGTAGCCGTGGACAAGGACGGAGTGCCGGTAGAACGGTACTGGCGGGACCGATTGAAGGAATCCCCCATTGATGGCAATTGCGAGATCGTGAAAGCCAAAACTAAGAAGACCGGGGAAGAAATAATGCCAATCTCCGAACC